CAGGTAAATGCAGATGTACAAGATAACTACACAATCCAAGGACCTCCTGTAACAGAATTACCAAAGAACAAAAACCTATCTGCTATGCAAGGTAAGTTTGAATCACAACTCAAAAAGATTCAGAGTGAATTCAAATTGAAGGATTCTGCGGGTGTAGCAGATTATCATCAAGCTTGGTGGGAACAATGGGTTGATAAGAATTCACCATCAACATTGGATAACAAAGTAAAAATGGGATTGGTAAAACGATGGGCATTCTTTGATAAATCATTCAGATTAGATAAGAAGAATCTAACAGAACCAAACGTATTAGATTGGGCAAAGAAAATTGATAAGCAAGACCATTCTAAGATGGCTAAGGATAACCTTCGTAAGTTTGAAGATATTTTCTTAGGTGTGGGTGCCGAGGTACTTTCGTTTATGAGTTCGGTGATTACTGTAAACTCAGATAAAGCAGTTAGAGATATGAAGAAAAGATTAGACCAGACTGTGAAGGATGTATCTAAATCAGGTGATGTGGCTAAGATTGCAAAATTAAGAATGGAATTGGAAAGATTGGCAGCGGTAGGTGGTAAGGATAAGATTGTACCAAACGAAGGAATCGTATTTGTTTACAAAGGAAACACTTACAAACTAACGGGTACGTTCGCATCATTAAACCAAATATTGGGATTAATGTACTTTTAAGATTTTTTCAATATTTATACTAAAATAAAGTTATGGCAAAGTTAAAGAATATCAAAGCAGTTCAAGCGATGTTGGGTGGAGAACACAAAACCCAAACCAAAAAGACTGTATCATTTGATAAAAAAGAAGTTGTAAGAAGAGAAGTTGGTGATACTTGGACTGATGATAAAGGTCAAAAGTGGGAACAGCGAAATGGTTACAAAGTAAAGGTTGGTAAACTATCTGAACTCAGAGAAGAGTTGAAGAAGTTTCCCAATTGTAAAGATGGTTGTGAATCATACTTAGACCCAGGTCAAGCTGATTTAAAAATGAAAGCTATACATGGGATGTGTTTGAATTGTGTTGTATCTATGGAACATGAGCTACAACTAAAAGGAGAATACGAAGAGTATGAGAGAAAGAAGTTACTTAGTAATGCTGAAGCTTGGTTAAAACAAGCAGAGGTAGAAAAAGAAATTTTGAAAAAAGCTCTAAAAGCATCATTCGTTAACGAAGATGGTTCTATTGAAGAATGGGGAGGTGAAATGACCGAAGAAGAACTCATTCAGAAAATAGATGAGGGATTTGAGAAATTTAAAACCGACTTTATAGATAAACTTAAAAATGAACAAACACCAGATTAAAAAATTCTTAGAAGAGAAGATTGAATCGTACTCATTGAATGGGACAGACTTAACACTATGTGTTGAGTTTGCTGTGTCTGATTTATATGAGAACCTTTGTTCACAAAATTTAATGACCGAAGACCTCCGCAAGTGGTTAGGTAAGGGAAAGACTGGCTCTACCGATGGAGGTGGTTGGGATAGATATGGTTCTGAAGGTCAAAAGCTGGGTAAGTGTGGTGATGGAAAAGAAGGAGATGCATACGCAGCATGTTTATCAAAAGAAAAAGCAGCTAAGTTAGGACCAAAAGGTAGAGCAGCATTTGTTAGAAGAAAACGAGCTGACCAGAAGAAGGCTGGTGATACTAAAAAAGGTGGTAACAGAACAAAAGGTAAAGCACCTACAAATAGTAAGACTGGAGCGTAATTATGAAGATAACTGTAAAAGCTGGTAGCGATAGATATACAATAGAGTTTGGAATACAACCAGGCCCTTCAAGAAGTACAACACACCTAACTGCAATTGCAAAATCAGGCGATGATTTGGATAAGGTACATGATTACATACGCAAATCAGGAGCTTCAGATAAAACATTAGGTACTGTTATAGCAAACGAAATAGAAAAAAAACTAAAAATTCCAGTTGAATTTGATTACAACTACGATGGGGCTGGATTCGGATTGAAGTTTGACTTATATTCGATATCAAAGAAATTAAAATAAGGTAGTAATATGGCAAATCCAAAATTAGATAAAAAAGTAAAAGCATTTTTGGATTCGTATCTGAAGGGTACGGATAAGAACTCAGCAGAATATCAGCACGCAATTATGTTGATTCTTAGAGGTGCACTAACAGACGCTAACTTTCACAGCGAAGCAAGGCAATTAGATAAATTCTTTCCAAAAGCAAAATCTTCTAAGTATGTTGGTACTGATATGGAAACTGTGATTGAAGATAAGGGTATTGATATCGCAAACGCTGCTAAATGGGATGGGTATGAAATTATTGATGCGTTTGCAGCATACACAAAGAACAATAAATTAGATTCATTAAAAGAAGCATTCTATTCAGATTTTGTATCTGAATTCTTAAAAGAGGTAACTCACTCACATGAGTACGAAGATATGAGTATGATGGGTGAAGATTCGGGAGAAGAAATCATTGTTGATGGGTATCAAACAAAATACTTCCACGTTTGTCCAGGAGCAACAAATCTATATAAAGATATAGAATCTAAAAATGTTGATATGGATATTGCTAAAAGAAGTGTGATGTTACAAGATGCACTTTTCTTTGTTGAGAAACATATTCAGAGAGATGGGTATAAGCCAGAGAGAGATTATGTGATGGTTGCTAAAAATCTCGCTAAGAACATTATGAGAATGGCTGAAATGATGGGATTGGAAGAAGAACACCAATACATACAAGGACACGTTGATACGATATCAAATGCAGTAAAAGAAAAGGGTTTGGAAGAAAGAGTAATGAAACTTACTGAAGAGAATGTTCCGACTGACCCATCTAAATGGTCTTACTACAAATCACAAGCAAAAGAAAAGTTTGATGTGTACCCATCGGCATATGCAAATGCATGGGCGGCAAAACAATACAAAGATGCTGGTGGTGGTTGGAGAACCAAAAAGAAAGAATCAGTAAGTGAAGGTATGGTTGAACCACGTAGAGGACACACCTACTATCAACTAATTAAAGATGCACCTGTAAAGTATATTGAATCACAATCAAACCCAACTGGTGCAGCTGGTGTTTTACTTCATAATAAAGATGGTTACCTTAAAGGTAAGAAGGGTGCATATGTTATTGATTACTTTGGTGCACATTTTTATGTTGATTTGAAATCAAAATTTGCTACACCAATCTATGGACTAAAAGACCAGAGAGAGTTAGCAAAATACATACAACCTATCGGAATGGCACCCGAGCATAATGATTGGAAAAAATATATGAGAGATATACCATTTACAAATGAATCAACTATCAATGAAGTTGATGCGGATAGCGTACTTAGAATTGTTTACTTCTTAGTACTATGGCAATTTACAAGCGGAGCTTTAATTGGAATCGGAAAACACATTGCTAAATTCTTCTACGGAAGAAGTAAGGTAAAAGATATTATCAAACGAATTGGTAAGAATAAAGAATTGGTTGCAGCTGCAAAATCTAAGGATGAAGAAAAATTCTTTAAGTTGTTAAGTAACACTTTATCAGATAAAGATTTTGAAGTACTTATGGATACGGGCGCATCTTACACCAGATTAAAGCGTAAAGTTGCTAAAGAGAGTATGGTTGAGGGTGTGATGAGTGAGTTGGATTTGATGGCAAAAGAAGCAAAAGATTTCAACGACTTCCTAAAAGATGTATTCAGCGTTCCAGCATATAGAAAACACAAAGGTAAGAAAGATGTAATGGATTTCTTATCAAAATTCTATAAAGATGTAAGAAACGAATCGCTTAAAGAAGCATATGTTATTTTTTACGCTAAGAAAAAAGGTGATAAACCATCACAAGCTGCATATAGAGATAAAGATATGGCGCTAAAGTTTGAAAAAGATTTAAAAAAAGATGGTTACATCACAATGGTTACTCAGAAGAAGATAAAAGGTGTTGATGAATCAATCAACGAAGAATACTACAAATCTGCATCCGATGCAGCTGATGCTGCGAGAAAGTACGCTGAGAAAAAAGGATTTGAAATCGATGAAGATGATTGGCAAACTCAAATCGCTATGGGTGGTAAACACAATCGTTTAAGACCGGGTGTTGGTAAAACACACTCATTCTCAGTTGGATTGGTAAAAAATGGTAAACCACAAAGAAAGATGTTACAGATTTCAATCTTTGGAATGCCAAGTGGTAAGTATGAGTTAACACAATATATCAATTAATAAAATGGAACTGAAAACAAAACTAATAAAATTCAGAATCGATACTGATACCGATGCTATGGGTATCATTGAAGATGAATGTTTACTTGCGTTTTCTCCCGATTCAACTGGAGTGTTTGAGTTGGGAGATGATGTAGAAAAGTTTTCAGGTCTATCCTTAAAGGATGCTAAAGCATATAACGAAACCCCAACAGATGCATACATCTATGGATTACAGAATATAATGAATGGTGGTAAAGACCTTTTTTTCTGGAATAATGGTAATCGATTAAAGGGTGCAGCTGACAAAAATGGAATGTGGCCTGCGTTGCTTGAACAACTATCACATGAAGGTTCTCACTTAGCACGAAAATTTATGGTTCGTGCAATTGCTAAAAAATTGAATGTGAGTACCGATAATGAAGATTGGATTAAGCACAATTATGGAAGTGGTGAATATATGTGGCCTACAATGGGTGAACACGACGATGATAAAAATCCGATGATAGTGGTTAGTGAAGAACAGTTTGTTACATTGGTCGGTATTGTTGTTCAGCAGCTAACTCCACATTTTTTAGAAATGGCTAAAGATTATTTGCCAGAATTAAAAAACGTAAATATAAATGAAGGCATTACTATGAACGAAGGTAAGTTTCCAGGAAGAAAAGGTGATTTCATCAAATTTAAAGGTGAATACTTTGATATAAAAAAGACCGCAGGTTCAACTGCATATGTTAAGTTTAAGCATACTGCGGCTTCGGCATTCTCACAAGTATGGGATAGTGAAGTGAAACTTTCCAACGAAAAGTATAAAGGTAAAAAGGTTTGGGTAATGGAGCAAAAGTTAAACATCAACGAAGGTATAATGTACAATGTGGATGCGGGAATTGCACTACACAAAAACCCATACAGATATGGTTCTACTAAATTCTTTGAGTACTATAACGATTTGAGGGCATTAAAGTTAGAAAGTGTATCTGAAGATTTAGATATGTTCCTAAGTTCAGATATTGGTAAGGTTGGGGTGTATGAAGGTAAAGATGTACTTTTGGATTTTCCAATGTTAGTAGAAGAGGAATCTGTTAATGAAGACCTCGCAGCTTGGTGGCCGGTTATTTTTACATTTTTACCACCATTTCTTCAATTAATTGGTTGGGGTGCTAATAGACTTGGTACGGCTGTTAACAAAGCTGCAAAAATTGTTAAAGTATATATGAAGGAACGTGGTGCTGTGGGTCAAGATATGACTGACCTTTGGCTGAAGGCTATGAATAATAAAGAACTACGCAAAGCTGCACGTAAGAAGGATATGGTTACATTTGAAAAAGAATGGAACAAAACCTATACTTCCAAAGAAAGTAAATGGCTTGAAGATTTATTAAGTGGTAAACGTGTAACACCACTTACAAAGAGGTCTAATTCGGTCGATGAAGCAGAGTATCAAGGTAAAACTGTACAACTATCAAAACCAATGAGAAACAATAGCGGTGGTGGTAAGTTCAAAGTATATGTAAAAGACCCAAAGAGTGGAAACGTTCGAATGATTAAGTTTGGTGCTGATGGTGGCGGTGGTAAGTTGGCGGTTAAGTTAAAAGACCCTGCTGCTAAAAAGGCATTTGCAGCCCGCCATAATTGTGAACAAACCAAAGATAAAACAACTGCATCGTACTGGAGTTGTAGATTACCTCGTTACGCAAAATCATTAGGTTTAAGTGGTGGTGGACAGTGGTGGTAATCCGTACAACGAAGTAAGTGAAGGAAACAACACTTACATCAGAGAGTTCTCAGTAGACACCGATTCATCAGAGTTGGTGTGGCATAGAGATAAAGAAGATAGAGAAGTTACAATCTTAGAGGGTAGTGGGTGGAAGTTCCAATATGATAATGAACTACCATTCGAACTAAAAGAAGGTGATACTATCAGTATTAAGAAATTTGAGTATCATAGAATCATAAAAGGTGATACCAACCTAAAAATACGTTTATTAAAGATATTATGATATTTATATACAACCTCACCACTAATGGTAGGGGTTATTAGTTTAATTTAAAAGGTAAAAATATGAGTGAGTTATTAATTGTTTTAGGTGTATTAGTTGGCGCAGCTGCTGCATATCTATTCTTATTGTACACAGGCAAAATCAAAGATGAAGATGGAGATTTTATTCCTGATGTAGTGGAGGACAAGGTAGACGATATCAAAGAGGATGTTGCTGAAGTGAAGGCTGAGGTAAAGAGACGTGTTAAGAGAGTCAAAGAAGAAATCAAAGACGTAAAAGAAGCAGGTCAGAATCTTGTCGAGCAGACAAAAGATGTTGCTGATGCTGTAAAGGGTAAACCACGTAGAGGTAGAAAACCAGCAGCAAAACGTGGCAGAAAACCATCGGCCAAAAAGTAATTTAATGTATGAAATCGTACAACGGTGATATCAAAAATGTAATAATTCTTGTCTTAATAGTTGTAATCATTCTATTGAGGCAATGTTCTGGTGACCCAACACCAATTGAACCAACGGTTATTACAAAGATAGAAACTAAGTACGATACAATTACAAAAGAAGTTCCAACCTACATACCAAAATATATTGATAGGATAGTCAGAGAAATCGATACAGTAAATGTAACGCAAGATATTGATACACTATCCATACTTGAAGATTACTTCGCTACATATGTGTACGAAGATATACAAGAATTAGATTCATTAAATCTACAGATTACAGATAGTATTTCACAAAACAAAGTTTTTGCTAGAAGTATTAAGTATGATTTAATCTACCCAACCACAACCATCACCGAAACCAAATATATAAACGCTAATGAGTTTTACATTGGTTTCGGTGTAAATGGAACTGGTAATCAATTTAATTACGTTGGTGGGCAACTTCTGTTTAGAACAAAAAAACAACAGGCGTATGGGTTGGGTATTGGAATCGATGAAAATCTACAACCAATGCTTTCTACCCAATTCCTTTGGAAACTTGGAAAGTAAATGGCACCATCAATAAAAGAACTTATTAAGGAAGAGTACGTTAAATGTGCTAAAGACCCAGTCTACTTTTTCAAAAAGTATTGCTACATTCAACATCCTAAGAGGGGAAAAATTCTATTTGATTTATTCCCATTTCAAGAAGATGTTATGGGTGAGTTCAATGAACACCGATTCAATGTAATCCTAAAATCACGTCAGTTAGGTATATCAACTCTATCTGCGGGATATTCATTATGGACAATGTTGTTCCATGAGGATAAAAACATTTTGGTAATCGCAACTAAGCAAGAGGTTGCTAAGAATTTGGTTACCAAAGTTAGGTATATGCATGAGAACTTACCAAGTTGGTTAAGAGGTGATACGGTAGAGGATAACAAACTATCACTTAGGTTAGGAAATGGTTCGACAATCAAAGCAACATCAGCAAGTGGTGATGCGGGTCGTTCTGAAGCACTATCGATGTTGATTATCGATGAGGCTGCATTTATCAAAGGTATTGATGAGATTTGGGCATCAGCACAATCAACTCTATCTACTGGTGGTAAAGCAATTGTGTTATCAACTCCTAATGGTGTGGGTAACTTCTTTCATAAAACTTGGTTAAAAGGTGAGCAGGGTGATGGTTGGAATCCAATCAAACTTCACTGGACTGTACATCCTGAACGAAACCAAACGTGGAGAGCAGAACAAACTCAACTATTGGGTGATAAAATGGCAGCACAAGAATGTGATTGTGATTTTATCAGTTCTGGTTATTCAGTTGTTGATGGTCAACTCCTACAATGGTTTGAAGAAACGCATGTAGAAGAACCCGTTGAAAAGAGAGGGTTTGATGGTAACTATTGGATTTGGCAACAACCTAATTACGCAAAGGATTATATCGTTGTAGCTGACGTTGCGAGGGGAGATGGTGCAGATTATTCTGCATTTCACGTTATTGATGTTGAAAGTGTAGAGCAAGTCGCAGAGTACAGAGGTAAGATTGAAACCAAACACTATGGTAATATGTTGGTAAATGTTGCAACCGAATGGAACGATGCACTTCTTGTGATTGAGAACGCAAATATTGGTTGGGCGGTAATCCAAGAAGCAATTGATAGAAACTATACAAATCTATATTACTCATACAAAGAGTTTGGATATGTTGATGAGGATATCCACCTACAGAAAGCATACGATTTAAAAGATAAAGCACAAATGGTTCCTGGATTTTCTATGACGAGTAGAACTCGGCCATTGGTGATATCTAAATTAGATACTTATATGAGAGAGCGAGTTCCAATCATCCGTTCTAAGAGATTGATTGATGAGTTATTTACATTCATTTGGAATGGTAGTAGAGCAGAAGCACAATCTGGTTACAATGATGATTTGGTAATGGCATTTTCAACTTCACTTTGGGTTAGAGATACAGCACTAAAGCTACGTCAACAGGGAATTGAATTAAATAGAAAAGCATTATCACTTACATCTAAACATTCTGGTGTTTTCAAAACAAATCAATCCAAAGCAAAAGATGCTTGGAAAGTTAGAACTGGTAGGGGTGATGAGGATATAAGTTGGTTACTTTAATTTGGATATTAAAAATATTTTTTGTATATTTATAAATTGTAGTGGTATATAAAAGAACAGGATTATGGCAGATACTTCATTATTTGGTAGATTAAAAAGATTATTCTCAACACAGGTTGTTGTTAGAAGAGTCGGCAGAAATAAATTAAAGGTAGTAGATTCATCCAGAATACAGGGTGATGGTAACCGTAGAGGGTCTGCATACTACGATAGATATGGTAGGTTACATGGTTCTAATTCAAGAAAGAATTGGCAAACATACAATGAACGATTTAACTACCACTCAAACAAATTAGAACTATATACAGATTATGAGGCGATGGATAAGGATTCCATCATTTCATCTATCCTTGATATCTACTCAGATGAGTGTACACTTAAAAACGATATGGGTGATGTACTCAGAATCAGCTCATCAGATGAGAAACTAAAGAAAACACTACATAACCTATTCTACGATGTATTGAATATTGAGTTTAACCTTTGGTCTTGGGTTAGAGGTATGAACAAATATGGTGATTACTATCTGTATTTGGATATTGATGATGAGTTGGGTATTGTAAATGCACAACCATTATCGGCTTACGAAACTCGTAGAGAAGAAGGATATGATTTAGATAACCCATATTCAGTAAGATTTGAGGTTGAAGAACAAAACACAAATGCAATCTCACAAAGAAACAACACTAAGTTCTTAGAATCATTCCAAGTAGCACACTTTAGGTTGTTAACCGATACAAACTTCCTACCATACGGCCGTTCTCTTTTAGAAGGTGCAAGAAAGACTTGGAAGCAGTTGATTTTGATGGAAGATGCTATGATGATTCACAGAATTATGAGAGCGCCTGAGAAGAGAGTTTTCAAAATTGATATTGGTAACATACCACCAACCGAAGTTGATTCGTATATGGCATCAATCATTGACCAGATGAAGAAAATTCCATATGTTGATGAATCCACAGGTGAGTACAATCTAAAGTTCAACCTTCAAAATATGTTGGAGGATTACTATCTGCCAGTTCGTGGTGGACAGAGTGGAACTGAAATAGATACACTAAGTGGTATGGAGTTTACTGGGATTGAAGATATTGAATATCTGAGAAACAGATTAATGGCAGCACTTAAAGTTCCAAAAGCATTCATCGGATACGAAGAAGGTGTTGAAGGTAAAGCAACTCTTGCACAAGAAGATATTAGATTCGCACGTTCAGTAGAAAGAATTCAAAAGATTGTTCTTTCAGAATTAACTAAGATTGCTATTGTACACTTATACTCACAGGGTTATACAGATGAAGAGTTGGTAAACTTTGAATTAGAACTTACCACACCATCTATTATCTACGAACAAGAGAAAGCAAATCTTTGGAGTGAAAAGGTTAATCTTGTTAGAGATATGAAAGACCTAAAAATGGTATCTCAAGAGTGGATGTATAAGCACATCTTTAATATGAGTGAAGATGAGTGGAAGCGCGAGCAGTTTAAAGTTATCAACGATTTGAAACTCGCATTTAGACACGAACAAATTGAAACTGAAGGTAATGACCCTGCTAAGACTGGTGAATCGTTTGGTACACCACACGATTTGGCAGCATTGACTCAACAAAGTGATGGTAGCTCCGCTGGTGGTGGTGAAAATCCATTTGGTGAGAATCAAGGAGGTTCACCAGAGGGTGGATTTGAAGGAGCGGGTAGACCTAAAGAGGGTGGAAACTATGGAACGGATGAAAATCCATTTGGTAGAGACCCGATAGGAAACAAATCCATCTCAGCATATAATGCGGCTTCTGTAATGAATAAAGAAAATACAGATGCCATGTTATCACAAATGAAACGTAAAGTAAAAACCAAAAAAATCATAATGGAATCTTTGCAAGAGGATACCAATGAGGAAACTTTATCACTATTGGATGAGAAAAACATATTGGATTCTTGATATTCCAATATTTATAACAAATATATAGCTGGTTTCGTGAAAAACGATGAGGAACACAATGAAAAAACTAAAGCATAGTAAGTATAAGAACACAGGAATATTGTTTGAGCTATTAGTACGCCAGATTGCTACTGATACACTAAACAATCGTGATTCAAAAGCTACTTACATTATAAAAGAATTCTTTGGTAAGAAAACTGAGTTGGCCAAAGAACTAAAACTCTATAAATCGTTTATAGAAGAATCATTTAATTCAGATTACAAAGCATCTGAGTTCCTAAACATCGTTTTGGCTGAAAGAAAAAAATTGAATGATACCGTTTTGAATAGACAGAAGTACAATCTAATCAAAGCAATTAAGAAAAATTTCGTATTGGAAGATTTCTTCAACTATAGAGTGAGTAACTACAAAGAAAACGCATCTGTATATAAGTTATTCGAACATAACAACTCAGATAACCCAAAAGAATATGTTGAGTGTAAATCATCTCTGATGGAACACTTAACGGGTAAAGTACAACCTACAGATACGGTAGTAACGACCATCAATGAAGATTATTCAAAGCAACCAAAAGAAGTAAGGTTGTTAGCATGGAAGATGCTAGTTGAGAACTTCAACAACAAATATACAAATTTAACCGATAAGCAGAGAAGTATTCTTAGAGAATACATCAACTCAGTTGATAACTCAGAAAAACTAAAAAAGTTTGTAGTAAGAGAATGTAACGTGCTGAGAAAATCAATCAACTCAGTTAATGTTACCGATACCGTTACTAAAATTAAAGTGAACGAAGTACTGAAGTTGATTACAAAGGTTAAGAACTCAAAAGTAATTACAGAATCTCAAGTATTATCATTACTTAGATATTATGAACTACACGATGAATTGAAAAAGGTATTCAAATGAAAAGCTTGATTAAAGAAATCGAAGATAAGTTTGACGAAATCGAAGAAGCTAATGTAACCGCCAATATGGATGGTGGTGAAGGCCCAATCAAAACCCCGCATGCGTTTGCTAAGAGTAAAGATGAGGATGATTTGGATGATGAGCGTATTGAGGTATTGGGATACAAAAAATCTAAGGAGAGTAAAATGAACACTAAAAAGTTAGAATCATTAGAACGTAAATTAGAGCAAAAAATAAATGAGATTTCTTACAAAGAATATAAGGGTGATGATTCAAGAAAGAATCACCAGAAGATAAACGATTCTATTAAAGAAATCAATAGTATGATGTTCAAATTAGAAAGAATCGTAAACCAGAACGCTAAGTTAAAAACCGAAGCTGATGTTCATAGTGGACAATACTGGAAATCTACGCAAAAAAGATTTGGAAAGATTTCTGAACGTATGTTAAATGTTGCAAGAAAGATAAAAGAGCTATCAGCATGAGTTCAAAAAAGAAAATATTAAAAGAAGAACTCACAAATAAGGATTTGGAGAACATTCGTCTACTTATAAGATATGAGGTAGCACAAATCATGTTCGACTTATACAAAAAACGTAAAACTTGGGGAGCGTAATGGGTAAATTACTTATAGATACAATTCCATTTAAGATGAGCAAGACTCAAATCAACGAATCCATGAAAGAAAACAATGGTAGGTTGGTTGTTGAGGGTGTTCTACAGCGCTCAGAAGCAGAAAATCAAAATGGAAGAATCTATCCAACTGAAATTCTTAAAAGAGAAGTTAAGAAGTACATTGGTAGAGAGATTAAAGAGAATAGAGCATTTGGTGAATTAGACCATCCTGAATCTTCTGTAGTCGAACTGAAAAATACTTCTCACATTGTAAGAGATGTGTGGTGGGACGGTAATGATGTTATGGGTAAGGTTGAAATCCTAAAAACACCAGCAGGTAACATCCTTAAAGAATTGCTAGAAGCCGGATGTACAGTTGGTATCTCATCAAGAGGTATGGGTTCTGTAAAAGAATCTTCGAATGGTAAAACTGTAACTGTAGAAGATGATTTTGATTTGATTTGTTGGGACTTTGTTTCTAACCCATCAACGCATGGTGCATTTATGAGACCTGTAAATGAATCGGTATCGGTTAAACCAACAAAATCATATAA